AAGGTGGAGGGCGGGGCAAGCACGCCCCCTAACCCCACCAATAGAGGTACCAACACGATTTAAAAAATTGAACTTTTTTAAAATATAAATTATACATACTACAAAAGGGATCCTAATATTCTGTATATAGTGTAAGTTTTAGTTATAAACACAGGGGAAAAACTTTTTGGTTCCATATGACAATAGACATAGAGAAATTTGATAAATTACCAGACCCTGTCAAAAAAGAGTTTCAAAAAACATTATTACAGTGGCAAGAAAAATTAAAAGTAGAAAAGTGTCAAAAAAATTTTCTATCTTTTGTGAAACATGTTTGGCCTGATTTTATTGAAGGCTATCATCATAAAGAAGTTGCAAAAAAATTTAATGAGATAGCAGAGGGCAAATTAAAAAGATTAATTATTAATATGCCACCCAGACATACAAAGTCTGAGTTTGCATCTGTATATCTTCCTGCATTTATGGTTGGTGTAAATCCAAAATTAAAAATTATACAAACGACCCACACTTCTGAACTCGCTATCTTATTCGGTAGAAAAGCAAAGAACGTTATTGATTCACCTGAGTACAATGAAATATTTCAAACAAGACTACAAGAAGATTCAAAGGCCGCTGGTAAATGGCAGACAGCACAGGGTGGTGAGTATTATGCTGCTGGTGTAGGTGGTGCGATTACAGGTCGTGGTGCAGATTTATTAATTATTGATGACCCACATTCAGAGCAAACTGTTTTATCTAAAGATTCTTTTGAACGTGCATACGAATGGTATACATCAGGCCCCCGACAACGTTTACAACCAGGTGGTTCGATAATCGTGGTTATGACACGTTGGTCTAAAAATGATTTGACTGGAGAATTATTAAAAGCACAGTCTAATAAAAATTCTGACAAATGGGAGGTAATAGAGTTCCCTGCAATCATGCCATCGGGTCGTGCTCTGTGGCCAGGTTATTGGAAGAAAGATGAGTTAGATAAAGTTAAATCATCATTAAGTTTAAAAAAATGGAATGCACAATGGATGCAAAATCCTACATCAGAGGAAGGTGCAATATTAAAACGTGAATGGTGGAAAGATTGGGAGAGCGATAGCCTACCACCTCTAGAACATGTTATACAATCATATGATACAGCTTTCTTAAAAAAAGAGACTGCTGATTATAGTGCGATTACAACATGGGGTGTGTTTACCTTAGAGGATAAGGGTAAACAATTAATACTAGTAGATAGTGTAAAAGGTCGATATGAGTTTCCAGAACTACGTAGATTAGCATTAGAACAATATAAATATTGGTCTCCAGAGACCGTTATAGTAGAATCAAAAGCATCAGGATTACCCCTGACTTTTGAACTTAGAAGGATGGGAATACCAGTTGTTACCTTTACACCAAGCAAAGGAAATGATAAACATGCGAGAGTAAACTCAGTTGCACCCCTTTTTGAGAGCGGTTGTATCTGGGCTCCAAAAAGAGAAGAATGGGCTCAAGAGGTTATCGAAGAATGCGCAGCTTTCCCTTTTGGTGAAAATGACGATTTGGTAGATAGTACAACACAAGCTGTCAAACGATTTAGGGAAGGAGGTCTGATAAACCATCCTGAAGATTATGAAGATAGTGCTTTACCTTCGTCAAAACATATTTATTATTGATGGTTAAAAAATTAACAAAAACGGTACCACCCAAATCAGGGCCAACACCACAAGGGTTGAATGTTCCACTAAAACAAGTTAAAACTGTAAGATTGGAGAAAATTAATGGCAGAAATAGACAAAGCACTTCCAAACGAAGTAACCAAAACTATTGAGATAGAGAAACCAGAGGAAGCAGCTGTAGAGGTTGTACAAGAACAAAAATCAATTCCTAACCCTGGAGAGGTTTCTGTCACTGAAAAAGAAGATGGTGGAGCCGAAGTAAATTTTGAACCAGGTGCCGTTAATCAACCAAACTCACAAGATCATTTTGACAACCTAGCAGAGATTTTACCAGAAGAGGTTTTACAACCGTTAGGATCAGAATTAAATAAACAATATTCAGATTATAGAGCATCAAGACAGGATTGGGAAAAATCTTATATCGAAGGTTTGGATCTTTTAGGATTTAAATATAACAATAGAAGTGAACCTTTCAAAGGTGCATCGGGAGTAACTCATCCTGTACTTGCAGAAGCAGTCACACAATTTCAAGCACAAGCATACAAAGAATTATTACCAGCGGATGGCCCAGTTAGAACAAGAATTATTGGTTCTATAACTCCACAACGTGAAGAACAATCACAACGTGTTCAAGAATTTATGAATTATCAACTCATGTTTAAAATGAAAGAATATGAACCTGAGTTTGATCAAATGCTGTTCTACCTACCGCTAAGTGGATCAGCATTTAAAAAAATTTATTACGATGATTTATTAGGCAGAGCAGTTTCTAAATTTGTACCTGCCGATGATTTAGTGGTGCCATACTCTGCTACATCATTAGATGATGCAGATGCCGTTATGCATGTCATTAAAGTTTCTGAAAATGATTTACGTAAACAACAGGTTGCAGGTTTTTATAGAGATGTAGAATTACCAGATACCTACAATCAAGAATCAGAAGTTGATAGAAAAGAAAAAGAACTTGCAGGTGAGAAAAGAACTGTAAATGAAAGTATTTATACTTTGATTGAGTGCCATGTTAATTTAGACTTAGAAGGTTTTGAAGATAGATTAGATGACGGAACACTGACAGGAATTAAACTTCCATATATTGTAACCATTGAAGAAGCATCAAGACAGGTTTTATCTATTAGAAGAAATTATCAACCAAACGATAATCTTAAAAAGAAGATATCTTACTTTGTACATTTTAAATTTTTACCAGGTCTAGGATTCTATGGCTTTGGTTTGATACACATGATTGGTGGTTTATCTAGAACTGCAACACAGGCACTAAGACAATTATTAGATGCTGGAACTTTATCAAATCTACCCGCAGGATTTAAGATGCGTGGTATTAGAATCAGAGATGATGTACAATCAATACAACCAGGTGAGTTTAGAGATGTAGATGCACCAGGTGGTAACCTGAGAGAAGCGTTCATGACTTTACCATTTAAGGAACCATCAACCACGCTCCTTCAACTGATGGGCATTGTCGTACAGGCAGGTCAACGATTCGCGAGTATTGCAGACATGCAGGTTGGTGATGGTAATCAGAGAAGTGCAGTGGGTACAACTATGGCATTATTGGAACGTGGTTCGAGGGTTATGTCAGCGATCCACAAAAGAATGTACGTTGGTCTGAAACAGGAGTTTGAGTTATTAGGTAAATGTTTTGCAACATATCTACCTGCATCCTATCCGTATGACGTGGTCGGTGGTTCGAGGATGGTTAAGATGCAAGACTTTAATGAGAATGTAGATATACTTCCTGTTGCAGATCCAAACATATTTTCACAAACACAAAGAATCACATTAGCACAGACAGAATTACAGTTGGCGAGTTCGCAACCTAAAATGCATAATCTATACAATGCATATCGTCAGATGTATGAGGCGTTAGGTGTAAAAAATATAGATCGTATTCTACCAAGACCTGCACCACAGGGGCCAAAAGATCCAGCATTAGAACACATTGATGCGTTATCTGGTAAACCTTTTAAAGCGATGCGTGGTCAGGATCATAGAGCACATATGACAGCACACCTGACCTTTATGTCAACCAATATTGCAAGAAATAATCCTATGGTTATGGCAGCATTAGATAAAAATATCTTAGAACATATAAGTCTGATGGCACAGGAACAGACAGAATTAGAATATGCGGATAGATTACAGATGTTACAAAAAGATCCTGCACTGATGCAGAAGTTTGAGGCAGATAAAGCTAAGGTTGTGGCTGAGATAATGGAGGATTTTGCTAAAGAGGAGAAGAAAATCACATCACAATTCGATAATGACCCTATTGCGAAGTTAAGATCCAGAGAATTAGACATCAGACAGATGGAAAACTTTAGAAGAGGTCAGGAAGATAAGGATAGATTAGAGTTAGATCGATTAAAAACCCTATTGAATCAGATGAACCAAGAAGAGAAACGTGAGCAGAACGAGGATTTAGCTAATTTACGTGCAGATACCTCTATTCAAAAGACAATTTTAACTAAAACAATACCTAGTAATTAAGATTTAGATGACAAAAGGCGAAAAAAAGATTAAAAAGGTCATGAAGGAGTTCAAAAAAGGTAAGTTGAACATTGGTAAGTCAGATAAGAAGGTAAAATCTAGAAAACAAGCACTAGCGATTGCACTTTCTGAGGCTGGTAAAAATAAAAAACGGAGAAAAACATGAAAAAAGAAAAAGATGGTGGAAAAGTAGAGGTAAATCACTCTAAATTCATCAACAAAGACGGTTTTAAAACTGGTGGTGTTGAGATTGAGATGACAAATCCCCAAGAGACACAGACTTTTGCGGTCAGAGGCCAAAAAGGTATGTTACCAGAGAAAAAAAGAAACGCTAAATTGTTTTAATTATGTGGTTATCAGCTATTAAATTAGCGATGTCTGCGGGTAGTAAGATATACGCTAATCGACAACGTACAAAGATGGCTATGTCAGAAGCCCAGCTAATGCATGCACAGAAAATGGCCCAGGGTGAGGAGGCTTACCAGGGAAAACTGTTAGAGGCCAGACAATCAGATTGGAAAGACGAGGCGGTTTTGATAATTCTCAGTTTGCCCGTGTTGGTGCTTGCCTACGCAGTTATATCAGATGACCCAAGTGCGATGGACAAGGTAAAATTGTTTTTTGAGATGTTCTCACAGCTGCCGTCATGGTTCACAAATTTGTGGATACTTGTCGTTGCGAGTATATATGGTATAAAGGGAACACAAATATTTAGAAACGGAGGAAAAAAATAATGGCTAAATTAAAAATGGTAAACAAAGGTGGAAAAAAAGTTCCTTTCTTTGCTGCTGACGGAAAAGGTGCAAAAGATCTTGGAAGAGTAGAAGCAAGAAAAGGTGGGAAGATTCCGCCACAATTAAAAAAGTTTGTAATGGCTAAAAAGAAAAAAGCTAAAATGAAGAAGAAAAAATAATGGCAAAACTCTGTCCAAAAGGTAAAGCAGCAGCAAAACGTAAATTTAAAGTTTACCCGTCTGCATATGCTAACATGTATGCTTCTGGAGTATGCTCTGGAAAAATCACACCAGGTGGTAAAAAAGGTAGCCGTAAAAAAGCTATGGGTGGTGGAATGATGCGTAATATGTATGGCAAAGGCGGTGGCGTTTGTATTAGAGGAATGAATAAGGACGCTTACGGAAAAAATTCGTAATGGCTAAAAAAGGTTTACGTGCATGGGTAAAAGAGAATTGGGTCGATATTGCAAACAGGCGATCCGATGGTTCGTACCCAAAGTGTGGGCGCAGTGGTGGAGAAAAAAGAAAAAATTATCCAAAATGCGTGCCCATTGCAAAAGCAAGAGCGATGTCCAAAGGGCAGCG